GTCCACCCTCTCATGAATACGACGAAGTACAAGGGCCTTGAGCTCCGCCGTCTTCTCCTCTGCTAGATTAAAGCATGTCCCAGGATTACGATATACTTTCCCATCCATCATCTCCATATAGGGATAAAAGTCTTCTTTCAGATATTTTTGAAACTCATTAACTTCCATACACATCTCAGACATTTCGTAAATATTTGTGGCGCGCCCTCCAATACATAGAACTCTCTCCAAATATGTAATACTCATATGGGGAGTATGTTGTCCATAGCCGTCTACACGACGAAAGCGATGCTTAAATAGATCTGTAAAACTCACCATCTCTTGTTCATTATGAACATCAATAATACAGATAACCTTCTGGTGGAAATAATGTTCGTTAATATACGCCACATTTCTCTCAAAGCTTTCATTGAAACCCCAGTTGTTGCAGAAGAAGACATTAAAGTCCGAGAACTTATTCACATTAAGAATTCCCTCTTGATCCAAATCGCCGGCTCCCATAATCAGTGAAAGCCCATCTTCTGGAAGCCATTCAGGAAGACATTCTACGCCTTCGTGAAAGTTTAGTACGTGCTCATTATCCATGGCAAAGGGGACTTGTCTAGACTATTTTCTACATGTTTCAAATTTATTGAGACCCTCTATTGCTGTGAGAAGTGTTTTATCAGAGCCTCTTGCCTCGCTATTATTACTAATTGATTATCTATAATAGAAACAATTTTATCATTGCTCTTTTTCAAAAGATACAGCTACTCTAAAAAACAATTATACTAGTTCTCACCTTATATAACCTACTACTTCTAGCTCAGCAAAACAGAGGATATACCTTCACCTCCGCTTCTAATGATTCACGCGCTACCTGGAATCCGCTAAAAATATCTTTGCGTATCTGGTCCTGGGGCTTACAATTTGTCACTTTCTCCGAAATGTGATGGTATAAGTCAAAGTCCGGGAATCTCTCCTCGCCGTATTCCTCGCGTAACACATTGTTTCCATCATCGTCAATCAGCCACGACCACAGGAGATTCCAGAAGGGCGAGACCGTTTCGTGTACCTTCCACAAACACTCCTGGCTGAGAATAGCTCCATCGGGCTTCTCTGCCGGATGTTCTGTATACAAGGCGTCAATCACACTCACAGCGTAGCGACAGAGGTCAAATGAAGGGTTCGGATAAATTGGTTTCACAGAACCCTTTAACATAGATCCAAAGGCGTACTGACCCTCAGCATCTCCACCCTTATCATAGTCGTCACTGACGAACCACTGCTCTCCCACACGATAGACCGCGCGACCGAAATCAATGAGGCACATGATTTTTCCAAAGGTCGGAACCTTCCACACAGTACCATCGCGAGAAATGTAATGTAGACACTCCAGTTCTGTCGTCTTCCACACAATGTTATTTGTGTGTAAGTCATTGTGGGTGAATCCGAGGGCTCCCTGCGCAGCACAGAGCGCCGCCACAATCTGGAACGTCCAAGCAATCCAGCGCTGTTCCCAGGCATCTGAGTGTCTAGGCGCACCTACTAATTCACCCTCGTCGTCTAGCATAGAATCCAAGACGCCCTCCATCTTCTCCTGGAAGATTAACATAACGGGAAACTCTTTCAGCTCCATAAATACCGCTGAGTCTTCATAAGACTCTTCCGAGTAGTCAGATTCCTCTTCTCCAGAAGCAGACTCATCTTTGTGAGAAGAAGATGCCGATTCCAGGGACTCCACGCTCTCCAGCTCGACAATCTCAGTGCTAAGCTCTCCCGCATCCTCCAAACTAATATGGCTCGCCTCAGACCTGGGCGTGGAGTAGTGAAACGTAGTGGAACGCATAGATGAATTCGGGGTTTCTATCTGCGACGCATCATCATGAAAGTGTATAGAGAACAGTCCCTGGCGCCGGCGCTCCCAGAACAACTTGTAGCGCCGATAAGATTCGTACTCGCCGCTTATATTGTATCGGTATTTTTCGGCTACGCCACGATAGCCACCATAAAAGAGGCAGAAATGCGGACTAATATTCCTCTCGCGAAGTTGGCCAAGTAAATAACTCGCCAGGCCATCTACATACGCCTGATTCATCGGATTATCCGCCTTTGCCTGACGCCGTCTGTTGCCCTTCTCAGGACTAGAATAATAGTTCTGGATTGTGCGTATCGGGTCTAGCAGATGGGTAACCTTACAAAACGCATCCTTAACCTCCTTTGACACAGTTTCTATCTTACACTCCCCGGGTCCATGAAAATCCACTGTACGCGCAAATAAGTTGTCCGCAGCCAACTGCCCTTCAGAGGCCGGCGGTGATCCAAGGAACTTTCCAATGATTGGCGTCAGAGAGCTTACTCCCGTGTATCCGGCAAGGCGAGGTGCCCCGGAGAATCTCCTCCAAACAGGCAATGCCACGGGAACTGGCTGTGTTAAACAAGGGTCCATTCTAGCGGCGGCGGCGGATTTACAAATGAGCTCGTAACCGCACCAATAAGTATTTTCACCCGCCTTAATACAAGAAATGTCTGACAAGGGCGATGCATTGAACGTGGGTATCCGGAAGTTTGACATGAAGATGATTCCGCAGGATGCGGTGTGCGTTTTCATTGGCAGAAGACGTACCGGCAAGTCCACTCTCGTCAGAGACCTCCTTTATCACCATCAGGAAATGCCTCTAGGAACCGTGATTAGTGGAACAGAAGAGTCAAATCAGTTCTATAAGAAACTCATTCCTCCGCTGTTCATCCACGGCGACTATAGTCCTGTCATTATTGCAAACTTTTGTAAGAGGCAGAAGATGATTATGGCGAAGATTAACAAGGAAGTGGAGACATATGGACAACAACGCACGGATCCGAGAAGTTTCTTGATTATGGATGACTGTCTCTACGACGACAGTTGGCTCCACGATCGCAATATTCGCTATCTCTTCTTGAACGGTCGTTGGCTCAAGGTGTTCTTCATCATTACTATGCAGTACCCTCTCGGTATTCCTCCAATGTTGCGCACAAATGTGGACTATTGTTTCATTCTCCGAGAACCCTATGTGACCAATCGCAAACGTATTTTTGAGAACTTCGGAAGTGCTTTTCCGAGTTTTGAGTTCTTCTGCCAGGTGATGGATCAGTGTACTCAGAACTATGAGTGTATTGTCATGAATAACAATTCGCAGTCCAATAAGCTGGAAGATACGGTATTTTGGTACAAGGCCGAGATGCACGGCGAGTTCCGCATAGGTGCCCAGGAGTTCTGGAATCATGCGATGGCGAATTATAAGGAGAAGGATGGCGAGGAGGGGAATGAATACGACGCTACGGCTGCAAAACGGTTGAAGGGGCCGATGATACAGGTGAAAAAATATCCGATGCAATAAGATTGATACTTCTTAGAATGGCGCTTACAAACGAAATGAAAGATATTGGAAGGGTTCTCCTTCTTATGTTTGCCCTTGGACTATTGCTAGTTATTCTGGGAAAACCCATTTCAGAGGGATTTGCGAGCGGTGGCTCTGAGCGCTGTGGAGTGGATCTGGCCCCGTGCCACGCAGGTCTGAAGTGTATCAATGGCTTCTGTGCGCAGACAGAGCCGAAGGCAGCCTATGATAAGGAGCCTGTTCCTCTTGCTCCACAAGGTGTCTTATCACCCCTGCCGTATTTTTAGAGAGGTGTAATTAGAAAGATGGCGAAGTTAACAATAAAGACCGGCACATGGTATGTACTGCTCTTACTGGTTGTATTGCTGGCCCTTTTACCTATTCTAAAAGGGACATCTAGTATTCAGGGATTCACAAATCCTAATTACCCGGCTAGGTGTAATCCTGTTTGTGGCGAGGGGCATTTCTGCGCGAGTGAGCCGAACACATGTGTTCGTATTGGAACCCGTTATCCGAATTCTGTTCCTACCGGCAACTTCTAGATACTCTAATCCATGCGCTCCCTACCGGCAACTTCTAGACCCTCTAATCCATGCGCTCCATCTTGCGCTGAATCGCCAGATCTGCGGGGCCAGAAAAGAGGCCGTCGTAACTGGTTCCTCCAGAGGTAGCAGCGGGAGCGGCAGGCACTTCCTCAACACTAGGCGTAAGAGTGGCCTCATGAGTGGCGGATGCATCAGCGGCCGTGCGCGTCTTCGCATTCCCCATGCGCGACTTCTTTTGCTCGTTGTAAAAGACTTCGCGACTCTCCTCGTTCTCCCGGTACTTCTTCATCAGAGTGTTAAGCTCCTCGTTCGCGTATTCCTGATCACCTACCTTGTTTGCGTCAGGCTCCCAGGCCATCCACTTACCGACATAACCCTGGTAAATGTTGAAAGAGGGGTCTGCCTTCTGGAGGCGCTTGGCGCGCGCAGCTGCCTCGGCCTCTGATGCAAATACACCACGCACCTTGATACCGCGCATGGTAGTGCGGAACTCGTTCTTCGCGAAGAACTCCTCCTCTAGCTTGGAACCATGAGTAAAGAGGAAGTTGTCGTATTCCTCCTGAACCTTGGAATCGGCCAGCTCGCGCATGTTCTTGCGCACGTACTGCTGGAACTCCTCTGCGAGCACATCGACGCGGAGAAGATTCTTGCGAATCTCATCGGCAGGCTTTACGGCTGCTGCCTCCGCTGTTGCCTCTGCGGCAGGCGCCTTGTCTAGGTTACCGGCAAGGGTCTCCAGCTTGGTGTTGATTGCACTCATCTGCTCAGCCAGCCACACCTCCAGCTTCTTTGTACGCCACTCCAGGGTATAGTTCTGCATAAAGTTGCGGAAGAAGAATACATCCTTGTTCGCCAGAACTTTCTCCGGGCTGAGGAAACTCAGAAGCACAATTTTCTGGCTACTGATCTCCGGATCCTCGCTCTAAAAGTCTTCCTCGGGCTCATTACGCTTAGAACTAGGAGCTCCAGACATTTCTGAAAGTGTATGTGGCACTCTGTTTAGACCTTCAATCCCGGGAAAAAAATCTAGGGAACGAATATAGACAAGATGGACGTAAACGACCTTCTGACCCGCATTGTGAAGTATGTAGTGGAGGGCATTGCCGTGGCCCTGGCCCTTGTGTTTATCCCCCGTAAGCAATTGCCCATGGATGAGATCCTCACGGTGACCATCATGGCCGCCGCGGTGTTCGCGGTGCTGGACATCTTCTCCCCCTCCATCGGCGTTACGGCGCGCCAGGGCGCGGGCTTCGGTATTGGAGCGAACCTGGTGGGTTTCCCCATGCGCTAAACAAGCCATCCCACTCTTTAATCAAACACACTGCGCCCGTGAATATCACGCACGCATTGAGTTTTCCATATAATGCTTCCGGCACATTGCCTCATACGAATCCGAGCCACCAACAAAGATTTGCTCGCCACCTTTGGATCCGCGCACGAGTGCCGAGAATAGACCTGCTGTACCATCACCACACCTTTTACACAATGACGTGAGACGCTGGACTTCGTCAGCAAGAGGCACGAGACGAAGAATGTCTCCGAAAGGCTTCCGATCAGAATCACCATCTAGGCCAACAACAACCACATCTTTTCCGTCCTCCTCAACCGCCCGAGCAACGAAATCATACAAATCCGCAAAGAACTGACCTTCCTCAATAACTAGTAAGCGCGCCTGCGCATACTCGGACCTTTGCTCCAATCCCTTTAACACAGTTGCTCCAGTCGCATCCATGGATGCCAGGTCATGCGTCATGATTTTAGATTTCTCCGAGTATCTCGTATCAGCAGATGACGTAATCACGAATGATTTCCATCCGAGGACTTCGGCGCGTCTAAGCCTTGAAATAACAGCTGAGGATTTTCCTGCGAACATGGGACCCATGATAATTGTCAGAGAAGGCATGGGCGTGAAGGACTTGTTTGTGTAACAGGGAGACAGGGTCAATTTTTTATGGCTTATAAAAACAAAGGAATATATTATTATTCACTGGACTTAGCTCACAGGCCTAAATAGACCTAATATACTGCTAAATCGACCTAATATACTGCCACTGTAAATCCGCACATATCAGTCCCCAAATCTTATCCTGGTTGTAGAGCTTATCGCGGTTTTTCAACAAAGGAAAGCACTGTAAATAATCATCCAGCTCTAGGAGCTCGCAGAATTTATACAGAACATAAGAATATGACAAGAAATTGCTCCTGTTCTTTGGACAGTGCTTCACAAATGAGCTCTGGATCTCTTTGAACATGAACCGCAACTTCTCCTCCACTTCGCGCGACATCACAGGAGCTGTTTTTCCATTAATACGATTCAAAATATAAGGCACGTGCTCGTAAAAATTCGTGTGTTTGAGTTTCTTGAGAATCTCACGAATTTTCGCAGGTTTCAACCCCTCCGTGCTAGATATCCGCTCCTTCTTGAGCTCCTCCATGATTTCGTCAAAAACCTCCTCAGGAATCTCGGTACTCTCCTTGGCCTGGAACTGGGCGAGCCACTCATTGAAATGGTTAATGCGCTTATAGGCATAATATGTGACCTCGCGAGGAGGATCCTTATAACTCGGCTTATCACTGTCTATCAGTACAAACTCCTGGTAGCCACACTGGTCACAGAAAAATAAGGCTTCGTTAATACTGAACGTCATCTCTTTATCACAGCGATCACAGATACCATACGGATCTTCTATGGAGTTCGTGGACTTGGCGTGTTCAGGATCAATCTTCTGTAGATATTTTTCCAGTAATACCTCGCGCCCCTCTTCCTGCTTCAAACCCCTCTGATGGGGAACAAATGGTTCGGCAGTTCCTTCATTTAGCGCGGCCAAAACACTCCCTGGCTTTACTTTCACAGCCTTGGAAAAACCCGCGGAACCTTGCTGGATCTTTTCCTGGAGATCGTAGTACTTATAAAGTATCTCGCCTGTCTCAAAAAAATAGTCGTACATGGGTTTGTTATCTTTCCAATCATCGCGCTTTTTCCGAAGAACTTCGTACTCATCTTCCAACTTCGTCTTTTCCACAACATCCGCACACGCTTCTATTCGTTGCTTCAGCTCCCCGAGTTTGCTTGTCATATTTTCCACTTCCTCTTTTTCTCTCTGTAAATTCCCGACCTGTATATGGTGTAAATTATCTAAGGTTGTCCTTGTAGCCTTCATTCTAATCCAAGGACAGAGTCTAGTTTAGGTCGCCTTTATAAAATTGACCACACAAAGCATAAATAAATACAGTCTCACAAAATATGGATAAGACACTAAAAGAACTTATTACGCTTTGTAAGGAGAAGGGTATAAAAGGATATAGTGGAAAGAAGAAGGAGGAACTTGTAAAGCTACTTGGCGATCCTTCTTCTCCTGGTGCTAACCTTCAGCCTCAGGCTCTCAGGATGGTGGATCTCTTCGCGGGTACTGGTGCGTTCAGTCTGGCCTTTGAATCTACCGGTAAAATCGCTGTGTCATTTGCCAACGACATGGTGAAACATTCCAAGGAGGCCTACGATGCCAATTTCAGCCACAAACTTACCCTAGGGAACCTGAACGACATCAAGGTGGAAGATATCCCCCCACACGATATTCTGACCGGCGGATTTCCTTGTCAGCCGTTCAGCATTGCCGGTCATCAAGAAGGCTTCAATGACGAACGCTCAAACGTCTTCTGGAAGATTCTCGCCATTATTGACCATCATCAGCCCCGCTGTGTTGTCCTAGAAAATGCGAAGAATCTCGTAACCCACGACGACAAGAAGACGTTTGAGACGATTCGCACGAATCTGGAAGCCCGCGGATATCATATTTGCCACAAGGTCCTGAATACCTCAGATGTTACGGGCATTCCTCAACACAGGGAGCGAATTTACATTGTCTGTCTGAAATCCAAGGAAATTTATGACAAATTCAACTTGGATTTCCCCAAGATGGAGAAGAGGCCGATTGCCGAGATGCTAGAGACCGAGGTTCCAGCCAAATACTATTACAAGGAGACCTCCAGTGCCTGGCCCTTGCTAAAAGACGCGGTGACGAAACCAGCAACCATTTACCAGTACAGGCGCGTCTATGTGCGCGAAAACAAGAGCAAGGTCTGCCCCACGCTCACGGCAAATATGGGCGGTGGTGGGCACAACGTGCCGTTCGTGCTCGACAGCAAGGGCATTCGTAAGTTGACGCCGAGGGAGTGTTTCAACTTCCAGGGATTCCCGCAGACCTATGTCTTGCCTGCGCTATCTGATGCGAATCTCTACAAGCTCGCCGGCAATGCGGTATCCGTGCCCGTGGTCAAGCGAATTGCGGAGAGGCTGGTACCACTGCTAGCCGAAGGCCAACAAGCTCCATCGGCGTAATAACGCGAATACCTCTTTTTATCATGTCCCACATAGCATCAGACCATCCGTACATCTGCGCCACTCCTTCTTCCCTAAGGACAGCGTAGGGACCACTTTGCCTAGCGCTCACATTCCATAGTATCACCATACACCCCCCTTTTACACAAAAACCAGAGGTAAATACATCTTTATAATCCATGTCTGTTATTATAATCAGATATTTCTTGTTACCAACAAGCTCATATGCCTTCTGTAAATCTACTTTCCCGCCCCGCCCAATGGACAGAATAGATGCCATCTTTTTACGCAGACTCTCTCCATCCTCAAATGTATACCATCTTGGCTCAGTATCAAAGGTGAGAACACGACCACTCATCATCCCTATCGTCAATGATATAGCCAAAGGTCTCCCCCACATGGACTCGCTAAAATCACACATAAACACGGTATCTTCCGGAAGAACATGGGACATCACGCAATCAGTGTTATATTTCCTCGCCATTGTGAGAAAAACAGGTGCCAGGAGTTTGTCAGCCACAGCCGATGAAAATATTCTCTCTCCCGGCACTGCATGCGCCGCCGGCAAGGCCGGTGTAGCGCAGAATCGCTTCAGGCAGGACACTGCGCCACGATATCTACGTATCTGCTTACTACACAGAGTCCATGGAAATAAAAGCCGAGCAAAATGCTTCGTCAAAGGCTTCCTCAAATCCACAGGAAGGCATCTCACGAACTGGCTCGGCTTCTCCGATTCCTGGTCTTCCGAAAACTGGCCAAGGACCACAGAATCAATCGCCTTATCTCCAGCCTCCGATATTCCATACAGTTCCCACAGATCTCCCCATGTTCCTTCTATGGGCACCCGCCTTAGAGGGTTCTCCGCTAATCTAGGAAACCCCTTTAACACTTCCGTCATAATCGCAGTATATCCTCCACGATTCCCGAGGAGAAGCCAATAAAATGCCAAGTCCACCACCTCTTTCTCAAACGCACCGAGGGCCTGGCGAACAAGCCCAGGATCTACGGGTCTCCGGTGAAAAAGCTCTGTAAAGACACCCTCTTTAGGTGTTTGCGCCGTCATTGAGTAGTTCAACCCACCTATCTTTAGGCAGCTGCGAAAATTTCTGCGAATACTGTAGGAACTCCTCTCCGGCAGATTTTTTTTCTAAGTTAGGGGTATAACAAAATGACAGGTGGTGGTCTCATGCAGCTCGTGGCTTATGGCGCCCAGGATGTGTACCTGACGGGTAACCCCCAGATTACTTTTTTCAAGGCGGTGTATCGTCGCCACACGAACTTCGCGATGGAGTCCATTGAGAACCCCTTCAACGGCAACCCTCGCTTCGGCAACCAGGTGACCTGCACGATCCAGCGCAACGGCGACTTGATCTACCGCATGTACCTGCAGGCCACTCTGCCCTCCGTGAAGCTCCAGACCGCCGACGGCTCTGGCGCGCAGTTCCGCTGGCTCAACTGGGTGGGCCACAACCTGGTTGACTGGGTGGAGCTCCAGATCGGTGGCCAGCGCATTGACAAGCACTATGGTGACTGGCTCCACATCTGGAATGAGCTCACCCAGGAGCCTGGCAAGCAGGCGGGCTACGCCAAGATGGTGGGCAACGTGCCCTACCTGACCAACCTGATCGTCCAGGGTGGCGAGGACTGCGACAACGACTGCGCGGGCGGTGAGCCCAACTCGTCTGCGGAGCTCCTGGGCTGCA